GACTGCGACTCCCGCGCTTTCTCTCCCCACTCTTCGGCCAAGCGGGCGTTTCGGTGGCTGAGACGCAGGCGCGGGGCTACGGGTGGCCGCATCAGCGCCTCCGGGCGCGGTGGGCTCGCAAGGTCGCTCGCGGCGGTGTCGCCTGCGCGCGCTGCCAGCAGCCGATCGAGCCGGGGCAGCCGTGGGATCTCGATCACGACGACGCGGATCGGTCGCAGTATCTCGGCCCGTCGCATCGGTGGTGTAACCGCGGGCATCTGCGGATCGCGTCGCCGGCTGCGTCGCCTGTGTCGCCTAATTCTCAGGAGTGGTGATGGGGCCGACACCTACCGCAGCGGTCGCGTTGCCTCCGGCGGGACGTAAGGGCCGGCCGCCGAAGTGCCCGTACGAGCTGGCCGCGGCTGGCGAGGCGTGGTGGAAGTGGGCGTGGGGGACGCCGCAGGCGACGCAGTGGGACACGGGGTCGCTGTACACGGTCGGTCGGCGGGCGCAGCTCGAGGACAGTCTCGCTGCGCTGGACCAGTTCGACCCGCACGCGCTCGACTGGTTCTTCTCCGCGATCGACGTCGGGAGCGAGGATGCGATCTGGGAACAGATCCGCGAACTCGGCCGGATCGTCGGGCAGCTTCAGGCGCTCGCGGGTAGCCGGCTCGCGGTCGCGCAGAAGATGGCGGAGCTCGACGACCGGCTCGGCCTGAGTCCGAAGGCGCTCGCGGCGCTGAAGTGGGCGGTCACGGACGGCGAGCCGAAGGCGAAGGGCGGCCTCAATGAGATCTTGGCCCAGCGGAAGAAGCGGGAGGCTGAAGCGGCCGGGTAGGGCATGACCGCGCTGGTCGAGCGTGCGCCGGGCGTGTACCTGCCGCCGGGCGTTCAGCAGCCACGGCATCTCTGGGTCCCGGAGTACGACTTCTCGCACGGCGAGGACGCGATCGCCTTGGCGCGTGTGCTCGGGATGGAGCCCGACGAGTGGCAGCAGTTCGTCGTCGTTCACATGCTTGGCGTCCGAGGTGACGGGACGCGCCCGGACAATGTCCGCCTCAAGTGGGCGGCGTTCGAGGTTGGGCTCGAGGTCGCGCGGCAGAACGGTAAGGGCGGCGTCTACGAGATCCGCGAGCTCGCCGGCCTGTTCCTACTAGGCGAACGGCTCCTCGTCCACAGCGCGCACGAGTACAAGACGGCTGAGCAGGCGCTCGACCGGATGGAGGCGCTGCTTCAGGCCGACTCGGAGATCTGGGCGCTGGTGCGGACGATCAAGCGTTCGCACGGGCAGGAGGGCATCTACCTGAAGTCGGGGCAGGTGCTCCGGTATGTCGCGCGGACGGCGAGCGCGCTCCGCGGGTTCTCGTGTGACTTTCTCGGCGTCGACGAGGCGATGAAGATCAAGGCGAGCATGCTCTCGTCGGTCTTCCCGACGATGAGCGCCCGGCCGAACGCGCAGATCCTCTACGCCGGTTCGGCGGTCGACCAGGAGACGATGCCGGACGGCGTCGTGTTCGCGAAGGTCCGTGAGCGTGGCATCGCCGGCGGCGATCCGCGGCTCGCGTTCTTCGGCTGGTCGGCGCCGTTCGAGCACCCGAGCAAGGTCACGCTCGAGGACGCTCAGGACCCGGCGAACTGGGCGGCTGCGAATCCGGCGCTCGGGATCGGTTCGCGCACGGATGGCTCGCACATCTCGCACGACTACATCGAGATCGAGCAGCGCGCGCTGAGCGCCCGGGGGTTCGCAGTGGAGAGGCTGGGCGTGGGCGACTGGCCTGACACGAGCGAGGAAGCCGACCGCAAGATCACCCGTGCCGCTTGGAAGGCGTGCCTCGACCCGCATTCGACGCGGACGGGCGCGGTCGTGTTCGCATTCGCCGTCTCGGAGGACCGGTCGACGGCGTGCATCAGCGCCGCCGGCCCCCGCGCGGATGGCGAATGGCACGTCGAACGCATCGACCATCGCCCCGGGCAGGGCACCGACTGGGTAGTCGACCGCCTCAAGGGCCTCGCGAAGATGCACCGGCCCGCGGCGATCCTCTGGCGGAAGGATGATCCGGCGAACTCGCTCGCGGGTGAGCTCGAGACAGCGAAGATCCGGAAGCTGAAGCCCGCGAGTGCGAGCGAGTTCGCGCAGGCGTGCGGCGTGCTGTTCGACTCGATCGAGCGCGTCGACCCCGAGACCGGGGACAGGCGGCCCGGCACTCTTCACCACATCGGCCAGCCCGAGCTCACTGCGGCGGTCGACGGCGCGGCGACGAAGCCTTACGGGGACGGCGGCTGGGTCTGGCGCCAGATGGCATCCGACGCGGACATCACGCCGCTCGTGTCCTGCACCCTCGCGCTGTGGGCCACGGTGGCCAAGAAGAAGCGCAGCGGCGGCGTGATCAACCTCGCCGAGGTGCTCGCCGCTGCCGAGAACCACTCCTGAAGGGAGGCCGTCATGGCCCTCGACCACGTTCGCGAGTTCCTCGAGCAGGACCTGATCCCCGAGCTCACGTGCCTGCACGTCAGCGCGACGCAGCTTCAGACGATGCCGGACGACCGTGCGCCCGTTGAGGCGATGGTCGCTGTTCCGGGTCGGTTGATCGCGGGGGCGCAGGCTCTCTTGGCGCAGCTCGAGCCGCACGACGCGGCGCTCAAGGCGAAGGCCGAAGCCAAGCCGAAGCCCCGCGCGCGCTGACCGTCACCACAGAAGCGAGGCCCCGTGCTCTCAGATCTACTCGACGTGCTCGGTCTCGCCGCCATCGTCGCTGGCGTGTTCGTCCTCGCCGGCCTCGGCGCGTGCCTGCTCGCCGCGGGCGCCGCGCTCATGTTCACCGCGCGCGCTGTCGATGACGCCGCCGCGAACCGCGCGCTCTCACGCATCCTCCGCGCCGCTCGTCGTGTTGCGACCGCGCCGGCGCGGGTGAAGCGCCCGAGGCGCCGGCGAGCCAAGCCGCAGGCGGCCTAGCCCGTGTCCCTAACCCGCCGCGCATTCGCGGGCACAGAACGCCGCGCCGCCGGAGAATGGGGCGATTCGACGCCCCCACCGCCTAGCGGATTCGGCGGTGACATCGGTGGGCCGATCTCCGAAACGGCATCCCTCCAGGTGCTCGCGGTCTACGGCAGCGTCAGCGTGATCGCCGACGCCCTCGCGGTCCTTCCGTGGGACCTCTTCACGAGCGACGATCCCGCGAAGCGGCGGAAGCTCCCGCTCACAGCCTTCCTGAAGAAGCCGTACGTCGAGATCAGCCGCATGGACTGGCTCACGCAGTACGCGACATCGATGGCACTGCGCGGCAACTTCTACGGCGAGATCGTCGAGCGGGACCAGGACTTCTACCCCGCGCAGGTCAAGCCGATCCACCCCGACCGAGCGCGCGTCCGCCGCCTCCCGAACGGGACGCCGGAGTACCGATTCAACGGCCGCGTAGTGCCGATCGACAACGTCTTCCACACGCGGAACCTCTCGCTGGCCGGGTCGCTCGTCGGGCTCAACCCGATCGAGAACCTTCGGCTGGCGATCGGGCTCGCCCGCATGCAGGACGCCTACGGCGCCGCGTACTTCACGAACTCGGCCAATCCCGAGGGCGTGATCGAGGTCGAGGATGACCTCGACGTCGACGAGGCGGTCGCGATGGGGCGCGCCTGGGTGGCGACGCACGGCGGCGTCGGCAAGTCGCACCTTCCCGGAGTGCTGACAGGCGGCGCGACGTTCAAGCCGATCTCGATCAACCCGAAGGACTCGCAGTTCCTCGAAAGCCGCGAGTGGAGCGCCGGTCAGATCAGCGGCGCGATCTTCAAGATCCCGCCGCACATGCTCGGCATGGTCGACAAGACGACCTCGTGGGGCAAGGGGATCGAGTCGCAGGAGCGCGGGTTCGTGCGGAACACGCTCGGCCGCTATATCGGCGCGCTCGACGAGATCATGACGGAGTACCAGCCGAACGACCGGTACGTACGTTTCAACCTTGCCGAGCGGCTCCGCGGCGACAAGCTCGAGCGCTCGCAGGCGCATGCGCTCGATCTCGCCGCCGGGTGGAAGAACCCGGATGAGGTGCGCTCCGAAGAGGACCTGCCGCCGGTTCCGGACGGCCATGGCAAGAACTTCTTCGTCCCGATCAACTCGGAGCTCCTCGCACAGGCGCTCCAGTCGATGAAGGACTCCAAGGACGCCGCCGATCAGGCGGCGATCGCAGACGCGCAGGGAGGTGGCACCGATGGCTGAGAAGAAGACAGGCGGCGCCCTCCTGGAGTGGCGCAAGAAGAAGGTCAGCGACCTGAAGGGCCTCGAGCGGCGCACGTTCTCCACCGAGGGCATGGAGCTCCGCGAGGCTGACGACGGGACGCTGCACCTCTCCGGCTACGCGTGCGTCACTGGCGTCGCGTACGAGGTCGGCTGGTACACGGAGACGATCGAGCGCGGCGCGTTCAAGCGCACGCTCAGCGAGACGCCCGACGTCCAGCTCCTGATCAACCACACGGGCATGCCGATCGC